ACGGCTTCTCAATAGAAGTAATTAATAAAGTTGGTATCTTAAATTTAGAAGCAAAAGAAACGATAAAGACGGAGCAGGGGCAGTCTATTTTTGATTTTTTAGATAAGTATGCCAAAAAATTACAAGTATTGTTAAAAATGGATAAAAACGGCAATTTAAATATTATTCGTGAAGATAATGATGTTGTTAAAAATATGCTAATAAATAATTATACAGCCGATACAAACATTTTAGCATCAAGATTAAGATTATCTACAATAGACAGGTTTAATGTTATTGAAGTATATTCGCAAGGCAACAACAAAACTCACAGCAAACTAGGTATTTCACAAAAAGGCAAGGCAGTTGATCCACAAATTAGAACAACAAGAAGAAAAATATTGACAATGGATACTGCAAGCGAGAGTAAATCATTAAAAGCCCTAGCCGAGTGGAATATACAACTTAGAAGAGCCAAGGGTTCAAGATACACTTGCACTACTCTTGGCTTTTATTCTAGCAATAATACATTGTGGCAACCGAATACTCTTGTTGATATAATTGATTATGATATGGAAGTTCAGGGAGTTTTTTTAATACAAGGAGTTACTTTTAATCAAAACTTACAAGGCTCATTTACTAATCTTGATATTGTAGAGCAAGGTTCTTTTAGTATAGACAAAATAAACAATTTAGGCAATAGTTTTGCTGACGACTTGATTGTTTATTAAGCAATTAATCCGTGATTTTTTAAAGCTGTGATTATACTTGCAATTGCAGTTCTTGCTTCTGCATCTACTATTGTTCCGCCAGCAGGATTGTTAATTGTTGCTTGTTGACTGCCAACAACTTTAATATTATTTACTTTGTAAGATAAAGCATTAAAAGATTTGTCGCAGTCAGTATCGCCTACAATAGTATTTTTGGTATTACCTGCTTTGAAGCCGTTGTTAGAAACTCTATTCTTTACTTCGCTATCACCATCTTCGAGAATTGATTGTGTAGCCACTTCGTAAGGTATGCCGAATAAATTTGTTTTACTACCATTGCAACCAAACAATAAAACAAGTGCCGTATCTGTCGGCTTAACTTTTGATTGCGAGCCGTAAGGATATAGCAACAATACATCGTCGTATACTTCGTTATACATTGAAACAACCGTGGCATAAGTGCCATCAGTTTTTGTGATATAGCCTTTAATAATCATAGTTTTTTTCAATGCTATTTTAATAGAATATTTTATCTTATTATTATAAACTTTTAAAATAAAAATGGCAATAGATTTTAAACTCACACAAAAAAAAGATTATTGGGATCTAGACATTGAAAACGGCGATATTGCCAAAACCGATAGTTTAGACACTGCCCTTTATATGTCGGTTTTTTGTGAAAAAAGAAGCGATAAAGTAAGCGAGCCAACATTAAGAAGAGGGCACTTTACCAATGCCTTTAATCGTGTTGCTAGTTATGAAGTAGGCTCTTTATTGTGGCTATATACAACACAAGCCAAACAAACTCAATCTAATCTAACAATGATTGAAACATCAGTAAAAGACGGCTTAAAATGGATGATTGACGATAGCATAATTAGTAAAACAAATGTGAAAGCTACTAAACAAGATACAAAAGTTAGTATTGAAGTAGATTTAATAAATAAATTGCAAGTTAATAGTAAATATTATAATCTTTTTTTAAATTTATAAATGGCAATTGAGTTCTCAACAATATCACAAATTCAAGAAAGACTTACAAATGCCTTAATTCTTGCCGTAAATGCAGGACAGCTCGATACATCAAAGCAAATAGATCCTAATATTAGAAATTCTTTTGCTCTTGGTTTGGTTAAATCAATGTCGGCTGGTTTTGATGAGAATAACGATAATGTAAAAGAAGTTTTAAAACAACTGTTCCCACAAACTGCAACTGGTGAGTATTTAGAATTATGGGCTTCTTGGTTTGGTATTACTAGAAAAGATCCAGTGAAAGCCGAAGGTTATGCTGTTTTTACTGGGACTGCTTCAACAACAATTCCTAATGCAACTGCAATTCAAAAAGCCGATGGCACACAATATGAAACTCAGGCAAGTGCAACAATATCAGCTCAAACAATAGGTATAACAACATTAACTAGAAGTGGAAGCACTGCAACGGCAACAACTACCGCTAATCATAATTTAGCAACTGGTGTATCTGTTACTATTGCAGGAGCTTCTCAAACCGAATACAATATTACTGCAACAATTAATGTTATTTCAAACACTCAATTTACCTATACAATAAGCGGAACACCTGCAAGTCCTGCCACTGGCACAATAACTGCAAGTTTTACTTCTGCATTTGTTTTTATAAAAGCCCTTGATTATGGAGTAAATGGCAATTCTGCTGGCGGTTCACAATTATCTTTAATCAGTCCAATAGTCGATGTCAATGATAGTTGCTATTTAAGTTATGATGGCTTGGCACTTGGTTTAGATGCCGAAACAGATGATGAGTTAAGAAGTAGATTAAACGAAAGATGTTCTAATTTTACTGCACCTTTTACAGCTTCTGGATTGCCAGTATTTATAAAAGAAAGAATTGCTGGTATTACTAGGGTTTGGGTTCAAACTGCAACACCATCTGCTGGTTATGTAACTATTTACTTTACTCGTGATAATGATACAAATATAATCCCAACAGCCTCACAAGTAAATGCTGTTAAAAATGCAATCATTGATGTTGATAACGGAATTAAACCTGCAAATACTCCCGATAATTATGTTGTAGTATCTGCACCAAATGCCGTGCCAATTGCAATAACATTCGCAACATTAAGCCCCAACACTGTGGCTATGAAAACTGCAATTACAACAACCCTTACCGATTATTTTAAAAGTCCGTCAATCAATGTCGGCGGTGATATTACATTAAACGAAATTAATGCTTTAATTTATGGTGTTATTGATGAAGACGGCAACTCGCCAACTTTTACATTATCGGCACCATCAAGCACAACAGTAGTTAGTGATTCACAATTAGCAACCCTAGGAACTATAACTTATCCATAATGCTTAGAGAAATAACACAAACACAACAAGCCGATATTTTAGCACAATATTTAAGAGACGATAACCTGCACGAAGCTAAAAATAGAGAGGATTCAACATTAAGAAAAATATTGATAGGCTTAGCTAGTGAGTGGCTAAATTTTAGAAGTAAAATAAACGAAGTTTCTAACGAATACAACCCAAAAACAACAACTCAACTGATTGAAGAGTGGGAACAGTTCGTAGGTATCCCTGACAATTGCATTCCAGTCGCTTCTACAATAGAACAAAGAAGGTTAAATGTTTTATTAAAACTCGCTGGTATCAATGCAACAACCGAAAAACAATTTAAAAATGTTGCATCTATTCTTGGTTATAATATTGAAGTATCTAATGGAGTGTCAACATCAACATTCCCATTGACATTGCCGTTTTTGTTAATTAGCGAAGGCTCGGCACCATTCACAATTGTTATTACATTGCCAAGCTCTATAAAGCCGAGTGGTTTTCCTTTAACTTTTCCTTTTACTTTAACATCTCAACAACCAGCAATTTTAGATTGCTTGTTTAACAAGCTTAAACCTGCAAATACTCAATTATTTTTTAGGTATTCTAATGCTTTATAATTTTAATTTAAAACACTATGTCTGATTTTAATACATCAAAAATTGATGGCAACACAGTAGGGTCTATTGAATGGAACCAGCTTGCCGATGTCGATAATCTTGTTATTAGCTCTGGTCAAACTCCATCTACTTCTAATTTAGAACAACTTGGTATTGGTTCTGCAAGATATTCTAGTGGAGGTCAATTCTTTACCGATTCAGGAACTGCGAATGCTTATGTATTAACACCAGTTTCGCCTTTTAAATCGCCTGTTTCAAGTGGAGCTGGCGAAGGTTATTTTAACGGAATGATTATTATCTTTCGTGCTGGCAATGCCAATAGCGGAGCTTCAACAGTCAATGTCAATGGTGCTGGTGTAAAAAATCTTAAAAAAACCGATGGAAGTAATCTTGCGAGTGGTGATATTTTAACAACTGTGGATGTTGTTTTTAGATATGATGGCACTGATTTTATTAAACTAGAAGGTGTTAACCCAGCAAAAAAGACTAGTCAAGGCATTACTTATATTGAAAATAAAGTTTCTATTAGCAATAATGTCGCATCTCCAAATGACACAATAGATTTTGGAGCTGGAACTTATATAACATTATCTGGCAATCAAATTTATTTACCTGCAATATCAAAAAAAATTCAATCTAGTGGATCTTGGACTGCTGGCACTGGTCAAAATGGATTAGATACAGGGGCAAGAGCTGTAAGCACATTTTATAGAACATATGTAGTGCAAAATAACTCAACCCTAGATTACGACATTGTTTTTTCAGTCTCTTATTTATCACCAACAATTCCAAGTGGCTATACAAATTTAGGTTTATTAGATTATGCAATTATAAGAGTAAATGGATCAAATAACATTGCTTCTGCAAAGTGGGATATAAATGACAAGCGACTTGTTTTGGGAGCTAATGAATCAATACAAGTATTTTCATCAACCGCAGGAAGTGGCAATGCTACTATTGTAAGCACAACAGAGCCTTTGCAGTTTGGTATTCAAATGTATTTATCAACATCTGGAGCGGGCGGATCTGATTTATATTGTTATGGTAGCGAACAATCTGCAGGCAGTTTTCTTGATGGTGTATTAATAGCTACTAATAACGGACATCAAACTGCTGGTAGTGGCTTAATTTACACAAGCGATGGCAAAATTTATTGGAAAAACTTTTCAACAACAGGCGGAGTTCTAAACCAAGCTTGCAAAATTAAAACAATTAACATTAGGAGTTAAAATGATATACTATAATATTATTAATAATAAAAAAGTATTTTTTGAAAGCGATATTATATTTGCTTCATATGAAGCTACTTTAGCAAATGAAAAAGAGCAAAAAGAATATTTTTTTGAAAAAGCCAAACAATCTAAACTTGCCGAACTAGATATTTTTCACGATAGCGAAGAAGTAAAATATTTAATAATCAAAATTGGCGAGTTACAGACTGGAATTTTTGTTAATTCATACTATCGCTATATAATTGATGAGCAAAGAATTTTGCTGGCAATAAGAAAAGAGAATGGCGAAGAAAACCCGACTTGGCTATATCAAAATGGCATAACTCTACCGCTTGACTTAAAAACATTGGACCAAATTCGATTATATATTGGTAAATTAACTGATGATAATTTTAGGGCTAAAGCCAAAAATATTCAGGCAATTAACAACTGTAAAACTATTGAAGAATTAGAAAAATTTGATATTAAAACAAATTACCGATTAAACCAAATTTTAACTTTTTAAAATGTCAAAATTATTATTAAAACTATACAATCTTTTTAAATCAACTTTTTTAAGTCCGAAAGGCACTGTTTCGAGCAAAAGATTAATTGGTTTTTTAATGATAACAGAAGCAGGCTTTTTAATCGCCTATTCCATATTTATGAAGCTACATTTCGGCAAAACTCTTGATGAAAATTTAG